TTGATGAGTTTTGCCTTCTTTGACACTTTCATAATGTCTTGATATAGGTATGAATCCAAAAAGAATCTATTACATCTGAAAGTGGATTAGACTCTGGAAGACAATCCATTTCCTCTGCAAGTTCTATACCTGTCAGTTCAACGAATGAACAATACATATCCGTTTTAGATGCATTTCCTTTTCCAGTTGCGTGTTTTTTTATTTGGGATGGAGTTGGCATACAGGGATGTATGTCAGCTTTAAAGAGTTTGTGTTTCAGTAATCCAGTGTTCTCACCAATATGAAACACTTTACCCTTTGATGCAAAGGAATATCCTTCAAGGATAACATCTACAGTACCTTCTGGTGGGACTAGGCCTAAAATCCAATTTGATATATAATCAAACCTGAACTCATCTGATGGCCATGTCCCGAAATGGTATCCTATAATCTTATCATCCAGATAAGATTGTGCAAATTTCCTAATGGGTGTTAAGTATCGTATTTTACAACCTGTAAAGGTTCCATCACCAATACAGATTGCAGGGGATGTCATGCTATAATCAATCCCAACTCTCGTCATCATCATATTCTTCCATTTCAATATTATCACTTCCACAAAATGAGCAGAAGTTTATATCATATCTAGAAGTATTTAGATGATGTTTTATCTCATAAGTTGCATTACATTCATGACACTCTATTTCATATACAATCATGCCGCTATTGGTAGATCAACCACTTCACATTGACCAGCTGAACAAGCAAGTTCTTGTGACGCTACAGTGAAATCTTTCTGTTCGTAATCAGAAAGTTTATTCCAATCTACATTTTTTGGCATTTGGTTTAGTGTTTCTTCATACTCTTTCTCCGTACAGTCTTGATACGGAGCTTGTTTGTAAGTATGATCACTAAAGGGTAAAAATGAAATCCCACTGATTTCGTCAAAATTTTCGTATACCCATGATGCTGTACTCACCCATTCATCTTCTTTGACAGAAATTGTCACTGAGGGTTTATGTTCACACCAATTCTGAGCATACACTTTCCATAGTTCAAGTTGCTCCAATGCAGTCATATCTGTCCTACATATAGCCTCACTAGGAGACTTCATAGGAAAGGAAAATACTGTAGTATGGTTTGGTTTAGTTATATCTGGTTCATTTGGAAAACCAGCATCCTTCATGAACTTAGTGAGAGGATCTTTATTATCTCCTCTCACTGTCCTTATATAGTATGGATTGTGTCGTGCATGAATTCCAGAAGCACTATCGACAAGTTGTGAAACTGTCCCAGAGGGTTTAACGCAAGTAATAGCTGCTGATTGTGGGATTCCTAATCTATCTGACCATTCCTTGTTCGTTTTGATACACTCATCTTTTAACTCTCGTAATCGTCCATCCAATCCTGAATTACTTCCGTTTGTATCGGGATTATCCATGATTCCTGTGAGGCTGACTCCAAGCAATCGCTCATCGCTACAATTTCGTTTCCACTCTCCTGTGAGGTATTTGAAATTAGTGAGGGTTGACTGCCAGGTTCCAAGGATAGTTGCAAATCTGACTTTCTTTTTAAGAGATTTAGAATCGTCCCATCCTCTGATAACGCATTCTGTAAGGTTGCAGAACTCTCTGGATCGAAGAATGATTTCACTGCAAGGATTTGTGCCGAAATCGTCCCTGGCATCACGGCGAATAATGTTTTGGCCATCTTTGTCCTTTTCTTGATTTAATCTTTCTGTTGTCCGCTTGGCAGACATACTATTGTAAATACCTCTTTCACCCGATTTGGAATCATAAAGGGAGAGCCACTCTCGCATGAAAGTTCCAACATCTGGTTTTTCTTTATAGTTGACTGAGTTATTGGCGAGTGCTCGTTGCACATTTGTCTCCCACCAGTTTCCAGACTTGGCGTATCGCATTTCCCGATCCCCCAAGTTACTAAGGCTGATAAGAGCAGAACGCCTGACGCCACCGACCACGACAATCTCTGCGATTTTGCAAACCAAGTCATGGGCTTCCACCGATTTGAGTTTTCTTCCGGCTGCATTTCTGAAAATATTTACTGAAAATTTGAATAGATCTTCTAGTGGTTCTGGACCCGATGCCCGACCACCGAAAGTTTTGAGGGGAGATCCAGCTGGTCTAACTTTGGATGTGTCCCATGATGGAACTTGACCCATCCACAACATCCCATAGAGTTCCTTAAGAGCCTTTGCCCATCCTAATTTGGAATCTCTGACAACAATAGTTGTTTCGGTATCATAAAAATCCTCTGCAACTACTGGTAATTTATTTACATATTCTTCTTCAACTGAAAATCCTACACCTGTACCATTCATTAATATGTATAATATTTCATCAAATGATCTAGGAGAGTCCACTTTCACATAAGAGCAATTATACCCTGCAACATTTTCTCGTTTAAGTGCCTCTCCAGCTGTCATTAAACATCGCATACTCGGCATAATATCTAAATTTACTACTGCTTCCCTTATTTCCTTTATTTCTTTATCTTTTACCTCATAATCACAATATTCTTTTAAATGTTCTTTGAAAAAATTAAAATATCTGTCTACTGTCTCTTCCCAAGTTTCTCTACGAGTCTTGGTGTAATCCCATCGTGCGTATCTTGATAGGTGTATAAATGATTGGTACTCTGTAGGTAAGTTCATGTCCTTTTCCATTCGTTAATCTCTAGGTAAGCTTGCAGTCCACTAAAGGTTCGGGTTCGGACAAAACCTTCTATATCATGGTATCCTGCAAGAACCATGTCGTTAATATCTTTATGATCCAAATCACTTGGCCATACTACAACATTATATCCCTTATCGACTGATTTGAACATTCGATCTACTGTCTGATGATTCCTTGGTTCGTTATCGTATATTGCCGTAGTAATACTAGGCTCAGAATTAACAAGATCCAAATCGGCACCAGCAACTGCCAAACAGTTATCTATGAAGAGAGAATCTAATGGACCTTCAACAATATAGACATGAGAATCGAAATCAACTCTGTCAAGGCCATAGATCTTCTCTTTGTTTTCTTCTAATTTTAAGGTGATATATCTTGGTTGTTCCTTACCGAAGGCCCGACCTTGGTAAGCGAACATTTTTCCAGACTTGTCAAAGAAGGGAATAACGAGTCGTGGATAATCTATATTTATACTTTGAAATTTCTCAGGAAACATTGTCTTAGACCACTCGTAGAATTTATCTGCGAGATACAGTTTATCCCAATGTTTCTCAGGAATTTTCCTGTGTTCTATATATGCAAAAGCAGGATGGTCTTGAATCTTATCAAACCTATGAAGCTTGTTCAACGGATCTTGAAACTTAGGCTTCTCAAATTTGAAAGGAACCTTATCTGGAATCGGAGTGTTCCTCTGAGTTTCATTGTTCTTATACTTCTCAACTAGATACTCTGCATGAAGCATTGGATCTAGGGATTTGAGGAAGTTATTGAACGTGTGGCCTGCACCACAATTATGACACTTATAGAAGAAGGAGTTCTTCTTCTTGTAAATGTATCCTCTAGCTTTATCTTTTTTCTTGTGGGAATCTCCACATATTGGACATCGAAAGTTCCAAAGATTGTCTCTGACTTTTTTGAACCTCTCGACCCTTGATGTACATAGATTTATGTACTTCTGGTCAACATAACTCATAATATAAAAGGAATGTTACTGTAGCGCCCCAAATGTTTGGAGTGCTGTCATTACGAAAGTAAGGGCTATAAGAATACCCCCAGCTGTCCATTTCCACTTCTCTAGACCGCTTATTTCTTGATTATTTTCTTCTAGTTTACTATACAATTTCTCAAAAGTCAAGTTAATTTCTTGATTTATTTCTCTTTGCATGGTAGTCATCCTAGAATGAACTTCTTTGAAGTCTTCTCTATTTTGATTAACGTGTTCGACAAAATCATTGGAAATTTGCTTGATCTGAGTCTTTAGTACTTCAACATCTGCTTCTACACTCATTTTACACTTTTAAACGCAAAGGATGACATAGCCATAAACCCTTGTTTGTTTTTATTGATCATATCCTTGAATTTCATTTGATTGTCTTTGTTCAAGGCATCATATACCTTCACCATTGCACTTGCAGTAAATCCATCTACTGTGGCTGTTTTACCATCTTGAAATTTTACTTTTTGAAATTGTTTTCTTTTTACAATATTTCTAAGAATATCGAGAACATCTTCATTTAACTGAGAGAACTCATTATTATTTCTAAGAACCTGTTCTTTTACTCTTGACAGTTTACCCCACTGTCCACCACCACTTCGGTTGTATCGAATACCCCTGACGGCTCCAGTTGTTGCATTTTGAAGAACAATTACTCCTTTATGATTTCGTCTAGCCCAATCATAAATTTTCTTCTGCGATTCATCTCCTAGATCTAAATATTTCGACCATCTCTCAAACTTGGTTTTTCCGTTTCTGAATTTATTGAAACAGTCATCAGTTACTTTAAAGGTTTCATACTTACGAGCTTCTTTGATCTTTTTCTTTTTAGGTCTTCCAGTTGGATTCATATCTATATCTGAACCAGTGCTCATCATCTCTTCATCTTTTTTCTTATCCTTTTTCTCTTTCTTTTTCTTATCTATAACCTGTTTTGCAACAATTGCAGCTGGACCCCATTCTTCAATTTCACTACTCTCATTTTTTGCACCAAATGCAAAATCTAAATCAGTACTCTTACATTTTGGACATTTGGTTTTTCCATATTCTAATGTTTTAAGTTTAGCTCTAAATTTTTTACCACATTCTTGACATTCCATTCCTGCTGTCAGGTGGTCTTCTACGATAATTTCTATCATCTTATGTCCTCCAAAGAAACATATATTTTCTTATTACTTTTTTGGTGTACTACAGGAAAGATATCAACCCCAAGAACTCTATCACTTGGTGGTGTATCTTCATGAGCTACTACTGCATCTCCCTTTTGTGCATCTATTTCATCGTCATCAGCAGTTACTTGATCTTTGAGTTTATACTCTCCTGCTGGTAACATAGTTCCAAACCCCAAAACTTCTTCAGCAATATTTGCATCAAAGTTGACCATATTATTTTCCATCAAGTATTTTGTTACTTGAGGTTCTGGTATTTTTATCTTATAGTGTTCTTTCAGTAAAAATAATGCAGTTGCATAAGTTCCTAACTGAGTCCTAACTAAAGGAATCTTACCCATTATTCTCTTGAAGTTGAAAACCATCCTATGCAAGAGAGTAAAGGAACTTTTTTCGTCAGAAGACTCTGCTTTTTTCTTAGTCCTCTTACCATCACTATCTATAAGACCGAGCTTAAAGGCTTCTTGTTTTTCCCAAGGAGTTACCAGAAGTTTTAAAAACC